GCTAAGGTTTTCAATACGGTTCCAATAGATGGAGCATGTATTTTTCTTAAGATCTTGCCATAATTTTCGTTCAGGTTTAACTGCATTTTTCAAAGTAACTCTTGCTTACAAATCATGAGGAGTTGGAGAAATAATTCTCTTCTCTCTCATTGGTTTTAAAACTATTCTCATAGAATTTGTGCCTATGATTGTACTCTCCTGAACTTCAATTCTTTTGATTTCTTCCAAGTGACCACCAACATGCATGAACACTGAGGCATCTCCAAGTCCTGTTCCGAGCTTGCCTTTGTTGTCCATAAACTCTGTAAGATAATTCATTAAATCTCGTACACGCATCACATACCACTCTTTCTTAATCTGTCAAGAGAATCTTCAATTTGACGAGCTAATTTTTTATTGTCAACTTGAACTTCTAACTTCTCCTGCTCGAGAGTTGTTATCTCTCGTCTCAAGTCTCCATTAATTTGCTTGTGAGATTCATTGATAGACTCTAACTCTTGAATACGTTCTAATTTACTCATCATTAAATCGTCAGCTTCTTTCTGTCTATGGTCTCCTGCTAACGCATTGGCTAAAGCTTCTTCTGCTTCATCCTTCTTCTCTTTTAAATCAAAATTATCTTTCACTAAGTCCTCAATAATAGCTTTATTACCATCTGCAACCACTCTTAACTCAGCTATATCCCTGCGTAAATTAATGTTATCAAGTTTTAATTGTTTGTGAGGTTCTAACTTTTTAATTTCTGCATTCATATTGACTTTATAGGACAGTTACCTTAAATTGTCAATATGGGTGTACCAAAGAGATTAACAGAAATGCAAATGAGATTCGCCGAGTATGTAGTATTCGGTGGACCTGATGGACCTATGACTCAGACTGAGGCAGCGACAGCAGCAGGCTATAGTGCAAAGAGAGCAAGACAAGAAGGATCAGAACTTATGAATCCTAGACTCAGTCCATTAGTAGCTCACTACGTAGGAAAACTTAAAGAAGAAAGACTTAAGAAGTTTGAAGTATCTTATGAAGGACACATAGCAGAACTGGCTAGACTCAGAGAAGCTGCTTTGAAGAAAGGATCTTTTTCCTCTGCTGTAAACGCTGAAGCAAATCGTGGAAAGGCAGCAGGACTATACATAGACAGAAAAATAATAAAACATGGGAAATTAGAAGATATGTCAGAAGAAGAACTAGAAAACAAAATGAAACAAATTTTAAATGATTACGCACCAATTTTAAACGTTACCCCCGACTCACCATTGTTGGACCAAAAACCATTACGTACCACAAAAGTGAAAGCATTAAAAACACCCAAAAAAGTTTCTCCCCATCAGACATCTAAGTCAGCCACTGTCCCAGGTAATGACAAAAAACAATCAGTAAAAGTAGTATTATAAAGATATAAATATTATTTAGACTCCACATTTAATTTTTTGAGCTCAGTTATGACCCCTATAGGGAAAACATTCCTATCTGAATAAGCCTCATCCTTTTCGTCATAGCTCGCAAAAGTCCAAATGAATTTCTTATTACGTTTGTAGATATATGCAAACGACACCATCTTAGAGCATTCGAACTTATCGAACTCATCAGCCGTAGCATGCCCTCCATCCGCCGTGATGTCAATCCAAGAAATTTTATAAAAATAGAACTTTTTCTTGTTTATAACTAGATTCTTATATTTAGATTTTTTACGTTTCTTTGCCATAGTTTGCCTTATTCTTGCCACAATTCAACTTTGCGACCCCTATATATACAATATTTATTTTTTTGTGTCGCGCTCAAAAAATGAGATTTAGGGGTCGCACAAAACATCAATTCCTTAATAAGTGTTGTAGGAGTAGGCGAATAATCGAAATAGGGGGGGTCGCAAAGGGGGTCGCAAGGGGGTCGCAAGGGGGTCGCACGGGTGTCGCATTTTCGGACAAAAGTAGAACATTTGAATCTGGGATCATTTTGCGACGTCGCAAAGGGCCTGTGCGACCCCTGTGCGACACCCCAAGTGTCGCAAATCTGTGCCTTATTTCTGCCACATTGTTGCCACATTCTGGCCTTAATGTGTGCTGTAAAATCTCTTAAGCATAGCCATTTTTCCTTGAGCTTCGGCGCATGCTTTTAGGTGTTTGTCTATCTCACCAGTAATATCTGAATGGTCAACTAATACAGCAGGATGCCCTGCATTACTTAAAAGCATATCAATCTTTAATAGAGCATCCTCCATTTGACTGGTATATCTTTGGACCATAGTCTTGTAGACTCTTTCCCTCATTTATTTGCCTCCTTTATATTTAAATGTGTTAAACTTTCGGTTGTTCCTAACTCCTCAAAACAGAACGAATTGAAAGCTAAAGAGTATCTACTCTCTTCTTTAGGATTAATCAAAACATTGTGTCTTAAATGGCTAGGAAATATTATTAATTCACCGGCCTTAGGGTGGAATGTAAAAGACTCACTATTGATTTTAGTTTGTTTAAACTGCTTCATTGCTAAACGATTGATGGTGTCTTTAGTGAAACTAATGGGTGCTTGTTCATCATTTCTGAAGTAAAATACTCCGCTGATTATACTATTAGGATGTGTATGTTCATGCGTAAAGCTTCCTCGTCCATTACGTTGGACCCAGGATTGAGTAATACTAACTCTCTGTTTAGTTCCGATAACGGATTCACAGTAAGTATTTAAAGATCCATAGAAAAAAGCTTTAAGTTTCTCTAACTCAGGCTGTCTTAAAATATAAGTATCTTTACTTCTAAAGACCCCTGTAATTTGTTGATCGTCATAGTCTAAGTCACGGACAAATTTAAACTCTTTTTTAAAATCATGTGGATACTCAGATACCAATAGATTGGTTGGGAAGATGCAAATTAAATTAGCTTTATACTTTTCTTTTGTCATCCTCAAATTCCTTTAATAATTGATTAGTGTCAATTTGTCGTTCTTCTTTATAATCGTTTTTTAATTCATAATATTGGTCTAATCTTTTTAAAAACTTGTGTTTCCAGGCTCTTAAATCAGCCCCGGAAAACTTGAATTCTTGGTAATATAGGTCAGGAGTACATACCATTATAATGCCTTGTTGAATGTTGGATTGATAAACGTAATCATGAGCCATGGCATAGGCTGCTATTTGTAAATAGTAATCCTCTATCCATTCTTCCTTCTTAGGTTTGTTGGCTTGTTTGAAATCCACAACGGTTTCTTTTCCATTGTGTTCACATACTAAATCTGTTGCTCCTGCATATAGACCAGGATAGTGTAACATAACTTCTGAGCCAAAATAGTGTTCAACTGGAGTGAGTCCTATCTCAATAATTTTTTGAGCCATCGGTTTAGCTTGGATACCGATCTCCGTAAGATCTTCATACCCCGCGCCTGTGATGTGTTTCTCAATGAACTTATGCATGCTGGTCCCGCGCTTACTACTAAGATTCTTGATTCGTTCTGCTTCTTCATAACCAACTTTATTTTTCCAACGCGTTAAATACTCCTGATCCTTGGTCTTTGCAAGGATAGTCGTGACGCTTGGTAATTTATATCCGGCTATGTTATAGATCCGTGATCCATGGTCCGTGCTCCGTGTACCCTGGTGATAGTTATATTTTTTATTCTGCTTCATAGTGTTTTAAAGCTTCTTTGAGCCTTTTGTGTTTATATCTTCTTTTTTTCGAAAGCATAATCGATTCGGTAATTTTATCTTTTTTCCTTTTAATTTTCATAAAGGGATAAATCTCTTTATAAAGTAATAAAGCGTCTCCTCCTCCAAGAAAAATACAATGAATAGGTTTTCGGACAATTACTTTCTTGGTAATTGGGCACATTCTTGCACCTCGTTCTAATGTGTTATACTTCATTTTTTTTGTGATACCATAGTCTCTAAGTTTACATAAAACATAATTCATGAGACTCTCATTCGTGTTGACGAGTTGATAGAAAGTCTCCGTGTGATCATAGATTTTTTTACCGGAGGGTGTGGTTCTTTTGGGCTGTGATATTTTTCTTTTTCTAGCTCCAAAATGACCTTCTGCTTCAGAAAAACCAGCCAACCAGGCAAAAAATTCTTCCCGAGTATGTTGTAGGTAGGGAAAGTCTTCATACGCATTATATTGTTTAAGAATGCTAAAAGCTTTGTTTCTTTTTTCAACTAAAAAGGGCAGTAGACTTTTAAGATGAGGAAGCAAATCAAATCCCGAGCATTTTGTCCAATATCGAGGTTTAGCGTTAAAAGGGGAATTTTTTTCATACTTCATATTCATCTTTTTATTAAGATGTTCGGCAATGAATTGCACAGGTTCAAAATCAGTGACCGCAACGTCAAGTCTCGAGTCATGACGTTTTTTACTTACATGAATGCATCCATCTCCATCCACGAATCCGGCAATATAAGCTAGTTGCGTATACATTCTTCTAAAATATTGTTTCCATTATTAATGCTTTTGTCTGGGGATCTTTCATTTCTCCCAGCCCCCGAAGATCGCATCATAAATCCATAGAAAAAAGATCACGATACACCAACCGATAATAAAAAGAATAAATCCCGTCATGAGAATAATACTCTTAATCGTTTCCCATATTATTTTTAAAAATTTCATTCCAGTTCTTTCTATAATCATCAGTCGAGGGCCGCGACGTACCATCCCATTTACGACCCACTTCGCGTTTGGGGGACTTCTTCCCCCTATTCACTTTAACTATCTTTTTACTCCCCGCCTTGTACTTATCTAATTGTGAGGACATCGCTTCTTAAGATCTTTCAGTTTAACTTTATCGCTCACAACTCCCTTATCTTTAAGTTCGCTCCACTTACGATAGCCATCAATCCATTGATGATGCTCTCGATACTTCCATCGTTTATCCCAGGCCCAGTTGTTAATCTTTCCCGAGACACGTTCGATCCAGGCTAGTATAATGTCTTTCAATGTATCCTCACTTTCTCTGTGCCATAGGGTTCAATACGAGCTTCTCGTATTTGATCCATCATAGCTTCGTATTCGTCCTCATCTAAATGAGTCTTATAAAGTCTTTGTGCAATAGCCATCATGGTACCAGCAATCAACTCCACAGGGAGTCTATGTTCATTGAGTAAATGCATGGCACCCTCAAAGAACATGTCGTATACTTTTCCGACATCATCTTCTCTATTCATTTCTTCTTGTTCTCCACGGGCCCCATATAATTCATCCTTGAATCTTGGTCAAATAAGACATTTCCAGAAACCGAGACTCGTTCAACTTTAGAATGAAAAGGAAAGACCCAATGCTTTAAAGACGCTGGAAAAATAAACATATCTCCGGTCTTTGGTAATTGGTTCACCACCGAGATACACTGACGGTTTCCTTCTCCATAGTACCAAGAGATTCCTCCCGGTCCTCGCATGGTTCCAGGGAAAGCATTACACTCATCAATAATTTCTTGAGGGACATCGGGATACATCACAAAGGATAAATCGGCACTGTGATCGTGAGGAGGATTAAATTCCCCAGGACCCATGTAATTGATCCACAACGCTGTAAGATTAAAATTCGGTTTCATACTTCCTTTACCTCTCCACTGATTATAACCAATGGAGTAAGCTTCAAAATAATTAGAGAGCCATGACGCAATTTTATCCGCAGGTCTCAGTTCGTATTCATGACGAATGTGTCCCGCTAACTTGGCTTGATAGTTTAGTTTTTTATCTTTCCGACACTCGGCCCCTGCATCTAAGAGTTCTTGACATTTCTCCTTCGAGATCGTGGAATGAAAGAGAAACGGTCCCCAATGGAAATAATTAAATTTAACTTCGTGTTCAGGCTTATTTATTTTCATAATGTTTAACTATACTTTCTAACCTTTCTTTTTTCGTTATACTATGTGGTAACATTCTTTTGGCACAGTGTAAAGCGTCTCTGTGTGAACATCGCCATCTCCATTGATCCATTGTTTGGTGTGGGAGTTTAGCCCTAAAGTTCATATGTCCACAACCAAATGTATCTAAAGCATATTGAATGGTTTCTTTACAAGTCATTGCTATTTCTAAACGTATGTTCCAAAATGGATAAGCTTTCTTCTTTCCTTTTCTTAGAGTCGGTTTATTTGAGTACGTTACACATCCTTCGCCATCGAATAGACCTGTAATGTACGCAATACGATCTTGGGAATTACCAAGATCTTTTTTCATATAGTTCTTTAACGTTCTCGTACACATGTTTCTTTATATCCTTCTCTGTACTCATTATGGTGAGCACATCCACTCCACTATAGACTCGCGTATAGGCGTTTTGAGACGCAGCTATACTAGCTCCCGAACCTAACAGTGCAAATTCACTGCAGCCGCTTGCGAAAGTAAGTATTATAAATAAACTCATCAACTTTAGCTTGAGACCATTTGATCTCGCCACTAGACTCACACACCCAGCATTGATGAACGTTTTTATTGATTTTAACATATCCATTTCCTTTACAGTTGTGACAAATGCCTTTATATCCCATTATATATCCTTGGTCGACCCCCTAATTTTCGATCTTAACGTAATAAGGGTCTTTCTTACGTTTAGCAGCGTAGTATGAATTCCCAGTTAAATGTTTCTTTTTCTTATAAGGGTCTCTTTTTATTCCTGTTCGATAATGAGAGTGGTAAACTTTCCCACCTCTTGGTAAGCCTATAGTTCCTTTAACATAAAATCTGTTTCCTGTTCTCACATACTCCATGTGATTCTCTCTTTCGCGTAGAGACTTTAACATTCTGCGATAAACATACTCATGGTTAAGTCCTGCCAATTCACAAACCTCTTCAAAGTCTTCACTTTTAGATTTAAACCAGGCGATAGCTTTCCGGGCTTCTAACCAATCTGTAGTATAGATTGCATCGTGAGCCGCTTTACTTACCACAGACGTCCAGAGATCTTGTTCTGGTGTCCGAGGCTGATTAGATTCAGTCGCTTCGAATTTTTGTTTGAACTTTGCCATTTAATTTTCTTGCTTTCTCTTGTGCTATAGCTTCTACTGTTTTGCTGATGCTTAACTTCGCATCAGGCAATAAAACTTTTGATAACTTTACTAAAGTATTATATGTATCATGTGTTAAGGACACATTTCGATATTTACTAATGTCTGTCATGTTCTTTCCTTTTCATTATTAAATTAGAATATAGGATTTTCCCCTTAGAATGTCAAGATGAAAATAATAATTTTAACCATGACTGTTTGCTCCGCATTATATGGAAATTGCCAACCCCCTTACACTAAGGATGTAGAGTTTCAGACCTGGGCAGAATGTATGCATACTGGGACCAATGATACTTTAACTTTATATCATCTTATGGGGGATGATTATATTAATACTAATAAGGTATTTATAAAATTTGCGTGTGTAGAAGAATTTAAATCTTAATTGACATTGTGGCGAAAATGTGGTAGGCCCTGATCTTCTCACCTTTAATACCTATCCTTACTCCCTTTTTAGGATAGGTTTATTCACAGACATAACCCATCATTAACTTACCATCGCTAGTATAATTGCCCTGTTGTTTCGGGTCCGTGCTCCGTGATTCATGATACGTGGTGTTTACTTCACGCCACACGTCGGCCTGTTCATTACACGTAACACTAGCTTTTATCGGATACTTTATCTGTTCTAGTCCCGTCGTTGTTAGTAATAGTATTATTAGGGTCTTCATTCGAATAATCTCGACTCACGAAACTTGGTTCAGTAATAACTACATTTTTGTTACCAAATATTTCATTCCAATTCTTTTTATATAGATCCGTAGATGGTCGTGATCTTCCATCCCATTTCCTACCTTTTTCCTTTTTCTCCATTTTCTTGTCGTCTACCTTCTCTAAAAATGCGGACTTGGGCATTTCCTTTTTTATTACTATAAGTTATAGAGCCGTTAAATTTAGGGTTCCTTACCAATAAGCTTTTTAACATCTTCTTCCAGCTCATGGCTTTAATGAGTTCTGCTTCACCACTATCTTTGGTTACGGTGTATTCGTATCTCATAATTCCTTTCTGTTTTCATATCACGTTAGGCTCCCCGTACGTTCCGATATGGCCTAACGTGGCCGAGTTAAGGGTCCTGCGCATGCTTACGTACTCGCTCTACAGGCCGGTCATTGTCAATAATTTGACAACGATTGTCCTCGACCCTTCTATATAGGTTATTGTAGGATATATGTCAAGGGGAAAATTAAATTAACATATCTTTTAGTTCAAAGTATAAACCCTCTAGTTCAGAAGGTTTACCGTTAGGATATTCAGGATAAACCGTATATTTCTCGCCTGTTTCTTCATTGGTACAGCCTGCAACGAGCCAATCCCAGTTAAAATCACTATCTTTCACAAATTCACGCATAACTTTGAAACTTTGATCAGGATGCTGACTTAGTAATTCAATTTTACATTCATCCATTGTTTTATACCACCCCTGCATTTCAAAATTCTGTTGAGTCGTAACGGGATCGCCCCCAACTAAATAAGCTAATATTAAAATCTTATACATTATCCCTGACCTCTCGAAGGTTTTCTATAGGGGATACGCTTACAGTATGATTTTGCATGCCGCCCTGGCCGTTTTCGAGGGATGCGCTTAACATGTTTATAGCCATATAAATTCTTAGCTTTCTTGTGGGCCATCAGCAGAAATATGCATTCTCGGGAGATTTCCTCCGGAATGACTAGAGGGGATATAACTGATTACCCCATTTACTTTCTGTTCTAACGTCTCACCGCATGATGTGCACTTGTACATGGTTTCATATAAGGAAATAAGTATTGTAGGCCGAATACATTTCGGGCATACGCCATTAACGATTTCAGCGCTGATATTAACTCCACTCCCAAAAGGCTTTTTTCCAAACATTGTTTTTCCTATTGTATTTTGTTTTATCTTTAAACCGCTTAGGTGTAAAGTGTTTTAAAAGGCGGGCTATGGGGTTTCTATTTGAGGACGATTTTTTTGATTGATTTTGAGCCATCAATATTAGTCTCTAATTCTGCTTGAGTCTTGATACATTTATAAGTCACAGTATCAGAGTAGTTTCTTTCCGCTTCACGTTTTCCTCGAAGGCAAATTGCCATCGACGGTTGGATACGGTGTTCCTTAATTTCAAAATTTACGAACATTAAAAGTGCTACTACAACTTCCATTATTTAAACAGCCCCCACCATATTAAAAAACCCGGTATGACAAAATGTTCAAATATTTCATAAGCTGCTAAAAATAATAACAGCAATGTAAACCATATGCTTTTTTTAGACTTTTGTGCAACGTATGTAAACAATGCAAAATGCCAACTTGTTATTTTATCTGTAACTTTTAATATTTTACTTCTTATTTTCATTGGTTTGTTGCATTTCCATTTTTATAATGAATCTCTCTATTAGCGTCCTTGAGCTTTTCTATATCAGACAAAACTTTATCCATTTGTTTTTGTAAAAATTCTATGTTCACTCTATTGTTCATCATACTCTCAATTTGTTTATTAAGTCGATCGGTGGTGCGGTAAAGATCCTCGATCATCATAAATTGCTCCTGGTCCTGAGGAAGCGATCCGGCTTGGCCCCGAGGCCACTTGATTCTAAATTCTGTATTCATATTTAAATCTTTTTCAAATATTTCTAGCTCAGTATTCATACGATTTAAATTTTCTTGTATACCGAAAAAAGCCC